AAACAAGCGTCTCCGAAATTCTTTAATTGTTCTAGTTGAAATTCTACTTCCACTATATAATGCATAACCTTTTAATTTTAATAAAGATAGAAAGAAAAACTCAATTCATCAACCCTAACTTGGTATTGAGAATTTTGTGTAATTGCCTCCTATGTACGCTTTCAATCCCGGGAAAGTTTTATCCTTAGTTTCCACAAGTCTCTGATTGGTATCGATTATCCCCGCTACCGGATACTGCTTATTAGTTCTATCATCATGTAAAGGTCCGGTTAACTTCCAAAATACATTTTCAACCTGGTATAAGTAATCTTCAGGATTTGTTTTCCTGTTTTGCATATAGTCAAACTTTGCTTTTGAAATCTCTACGATACCTAAATCTCCGTTTACTTTTTTGGCAAAATACCTGATAAAGTGTCCGCGAGTATAATCTGCTTGAGTAGGATTAGGATAATACGGTACAAGAGTATTCAAAGCTACTTCCGGACCTTCGTTAATTATATTTAAAGCTAGTGAACTATCAGGCTCTCTTCCATCAAATCCTGCATAGCTAACTTTTATTAAAGGTATGTTAGCACCAGGATAGTACGGATTCTTACCTGTTAAAGTTTTACCGTCAAAAGTAATATAGTACGGTCCTCGGTAGTCCTGTCCGTTAATTGCAAACTCTCCTCCGGCGGTAAACAAGTTTGGCTTTATTCTATTTTTAGGATAATATTGCGGTCCCATATTAAACTGGTTTGTTACGTGAACACGGTGTTGATCCTACATAATTATAATGGTGGGATTCTCCACTGTTATCAAGATTCTCAAAAGAATACTTTTGCTTATTGGCTTGTATCCATCTCCACTCTTTAGGAGTCTTACTTGGATTAATCCTGAATCCTTGAGAGGAAGCTAAATCGACAGCATATCCAAATCCGTGATTGGAGTATCCGGGAGTAGCTGCTGATTGCTTATTAGGCTTTCGTACACATCCGCCAGATCCTATTTGATTAGAACAGCTATCTCTCCATACCCTTTCCTGATCACCCTTGGTCCTATATGCAGAATTGATCTTTAAAATTATTCCAGCTTTACTAGCATCCTGTAGCATTTGTTCTAGATTCCTCATTGCTGCAGGAATTAGTCTAACTCTTCCTCCATCACTTGATAGACTACCTTTATGTTTTGCTGCCAGGTCCGGTCTTAGTTCTTGAAGTAGACTATCTACTTCTCCGTTCTTATAATTGGTTCCGCAAATATCTTTCAAATTACCGCCTTTACCTGCTCCGGTAGAATACTTCGGTATTTTCTGTCCTACTACATTTGATCCTAGCTTTAGGGTTGGCGGTATATTCATCATAGCTCCTACAATGGTTGTATTCCATCCCTCAACACCTACAGTATGTGACAAGTTCTTTATGATAAAAGCTACTAGAGGATTTCCTTTAGCATCTTTATACTGAGAAGGAAGTACACTATCTGGTAGTACGAAAGCTTCGTATAGTTTTATAGTACTAATTCCTGCAAGAGTTAGGTTAACTGTTATCGGCATTACTCCGTTAGCTGTAACGCTGGTATTATTTCCGCTTTGATCTTGAGAGGCTTGACTTTTAAGTTTATTTAAAGCTCCTAGATAGTAATTTGCAGCAGCAGGTTGGTTTAGTTGATCTAATACTCGAACAGGTGCTTGGTAAAATTGATACAAAAAGTCATTAAATGTATTTGCTAGCTGTATGACTCCTAAATTATCTTCCGGTACGTTGTCTGCTCTTTTTCCCGCATCTGTTGATTTTCTAACCATTAACCTATCTACTAGAGAGTTGTTAAGTTGTGAGAATGCAGATCCATCTCTATTAAGAGTTGGTGGGGTATTTCTTGGATCCTGTGCAGTGATAGCTAGCATGCTTCCTATCTTAGTACTCGTTTCTGTAGCTATGGAGTAACTCTTTGCTACCGAACGTAGTCCTTGTACTGGGATTGCGTTCAGTGTTTGGTTTTGTTTGATCTCTTCTGTTAGTACTTGGTTATCTACTATAGTAATACAGTTTGCATCATCGTTATAGCTTACATTAAATTCGTTAACATTGCCTAAACTTTTCTTAATACCTTTCATCACTTCTTCCAAGAATCCGGATAAATACGCATTTAATTCTCCATCCGATGTTGTATGCGATTGTACGATTCCGAGTAAAAAATCTACATTAACAAAGATCTCCATTATTTTACCTCTATATCCGATATCCGTCCGAAAACCAGAAAAACTAGTAAAAGAGGTAGCAGAGGGTGTAAATAGACTTCCGGTAATTGAATTACCTACGTTATTCACCGATAGTAAATTCCCGTATGCAGCATCAGAAGGAGTTAGCGGTATTAGACATATACTAGGGTCAATTGAAAATTGTTCTGGGCTAGTATAGCATAGATTCGTATTCTGGTTGAAGTTTAAGTATATGATAGGCCGCTTTTCGGTTTGATTTGCAAATTCGTAAGCTATTGCTGAATTATTGAGGTAAGCTAGTAGTAATCCTAATTTTATGTAACACATTGGACCTCCTGCTGTTACGGCCGGATCTCCAGTTTCCCCTGTAGGAGGTGCTGGCATGGGTACTACTAGTACTTGGGAAAGAGTGACAAAATCAACCAACGGCGGGTATGTAGCTTCTTGTGTTCCAGGGGTTATTAATAATGCAGAAGGATCAAATCCGTATATGAAATTATCCTGCACTTCTGATGCTGCATTAGATTGCTGAACTGGGGCAGGCCATAATCCTAATCCGGGATTAAAATATGAAATAGCCATTTCCTCTTGCGAGATAGGATAGATTGTTGGTGCGGTTTCTCCTGGTTGGATCTTTTTAGTGTACGTGTATTTTAGATCTACTAAAAAAGCTTCTATTGCAGAACCGGGAAAGAGTTTTCCGTTTAAAAACTGTCTATATGCTCCAATCTCTCCTACGTCTACAGTTGTCGGTGCAACAGGGGTAGCACTTCTTGGGCCTGCTCCTACATTACTATTTACTATGCTGCCTATGCCTACGGTCTGTGAAATTGAAGGAGCAGCTAGTTTTCCATACTTTTGCTTTGTAGCATCATTATCGACTACTGCTTTTAATGCCAGTAGGTTGTTTGATTGCGGAAAAGAAGATACGTTGTTAATCTTTGTTGAATCAATAACACTTCCAATACCTGTTAACTTAATTGTACAGTCAAAACCTCCGTCAGGGGTTGCTTGGTAACTGTAGTTGGTTATCAAACCTAAGTATCCGTCGTAATTTCCGCTTGAATTTTCTCTCTGTTTAGCTATCTGTTTTAGTAACTTCTCTTTTGTGAGTCCTGAAGCGAATGGATCTACAAGTTCAGCACTAGCAGCTTTATCGAAAGATACAGCAGGATACTTAGTACTGTCAAGATACCGTACATGACCCCATTCTAGTAAACAGGAGTATCCTAGCCTAAAAAAGAGGGTATCTAGAATATCTAGCTGCTCTAGAGTATTAGCTCTTAACTTAACATTAACTGATCGTAAAGATCCTAACTGTCCAAGGGTTGTTATATCTATGGAAGTAATACCGGGCATTGGCCGATATCCTAATTGTCCTAACGGATTACTGTATCCTACGCTGTAGCTATCTAGTCCGTATTTGAGCGATTTATCTTCTGTAATAGTTCCTCCAAATAAAACCCATTTTTTTGCTAATTCAGGTCCTGCTGCTGTATTAAGCTTGGCAGCAAGAGGAGTACCGGGAAGTATATCAATAAAAGAAGTTAGTTTTATCCAACTCTCATTATTTACCATCCATGCAATTTGATCATCACTCCTAGTGCCTACATTCACTAGCTGTTCACTCCGGGCTAATAGCTGGTTGAGTGCTTTTTGATTGAGAGGGTTTCCAATTAGGTTGTTAAATAATCCCATTCTTACTGGTTTAATGTGTTGTAACTTCTTATAATAGCGTCAATATTCGTAGGTATTCTTAGCTGTAAGCCAAGAGGTGGGTATAAGCTATCGCATGCAAGATTATTTGCAGCTGGTATTATCCACCAGTATGTTTTATCTCCGTAATATTCATTTGCTAAAAGATCATACCTATCTTCTTCTACGGCTATTACGTAGATATCATTTTCAGTAGGTAGCACTTCGGGGTATATGTTATTTACATAATACCTTTTTCCTGCATCATTCTTAGTTACTTTTATACCTTGATACCTTTTATTCATCGTATCTTAAATTTAAGTAGTTTTAGTCCTATAAACAGGAACAATAAGGGGAGTCTGATTACTAAGAGAACTCCTGCGTGGAAGGAAATCATGTATTGGAGTGAATTGACAAGACACATCCAGGATTTGAGGTGCTTCAAATTTATCTCCGTCTATATTAATTTCCCACGGATAGCTGTCCTGTACTGTAACCGTTAGGTTTGTTAAGAAACCCGGCTGTCTGTACAAATACTCCCCGATAGTAAGTTTCATGATTGGTGCTCTCATAAACCCTATATCGTTGTAATCAGGGTATACTTGGGAAAGTAGGTACTTTAACCTCTTGTACAAAGGTTCCATTTCCTGTCTACTTTCTGCTGCAATTTTAAAACCAAAGCTTATAGCCCTAGTAAATCCCGTATAGGTATAAAAGTTTTCTCCTCTACCTACATACCGGAATGGACTAAACTCACCATTGTGAGTATCTGTAAGGGAAGTTAGATAACTCCTAAATATGATAGGAACAGTCTTTGTTCCTGTACCTGTGTATTCAATAGCTTCAAATCTAAGTTTTACAAGGTCTTTGTTATGAGAAATTTCATCAGGATAATCTTGACCAGGCTGTAGCATGTTAAGCTTATCGGCTTGGAAGTTTTTACTTCCTGCGTTAGAAGTTCCTATCCTTCTAACCATATTTTGAGTTCCATAACTACCAGTTGCTAGTTTAGCTTCAGAATCTGCTAAGTTTATATCTTCTCTAAAATCGAAATACTCTTTACTTTTTGTGTTAACATTTTTAAGTAGAGTATAGTTGAAAGTCTTTGCTCCATTATTTGGATCTTTTCCAGTGAAGTTTTTTATTTGAGTTAGAGTATCGGTTTTAAGTGCTGTGTTTATATTTTTCGGAGTTTCTTTATCTGAGGTCGGTACTAGATTTGCTGCTGCTGTATCATAGGTCGGTAGAGCAGGAGCAGATGGAATTTCAGCATTTATATCTGCACGAAAGTCTTTAGTTGTACCACCTTTTGAAAAGACCCTTTCTTTAGGTATGTTTGCTAACATACTATAGTTGAAGGTCTTAGTATTGTTGGTAGGTTCCCAACCCGGGATTTGCTGTAAAGTATCTGTGTGTAAAGCTGTGTCTATTTCTTTAGGTACTATATAGCTTCCGGATGCAGGGATTTTAGCGCTAGTATTAAACTTAGGATCAATTACTTGCCTAAAATCTTGAAACTGTCCTGTTTTAGATATAGGATTCTGTTGGCTTATTAAAGCGTAGTTATAAGTCTTTGCTCCGTTATTGGGTCTAGCAGGAGTTAATTTACTTAGAGTATCTGTTCCGGCGTTTGTATCAACATACCGTCTAATAGTAGTTACTCCTAGTCCGTAGAGAGAACCAGGACCTCCTGGATACTGAAATAGTAAGTTTTCGTTAGATTTAGGAATTCCTAATCTCTGAAGGTTATCTAGGTTCGTAAAGTAATCCGTATTAGATTGAGCGCTAGGTAGAGTAGGGTTCACTTGGTTTCGGTTTACACCAAGCATTTTGTTATTTAACATCATTACCAGCCTGTTGCCAGACCCGTCTGCATCTTTATTATACTTCTCTACAGTCTTTTCATAGCTAACAGAATAGGGATTATAAGGTACAGTTCCATGTCTGTCAGCATGTACACCACTGCCTGCTAATTTAACCTGTGTAAGAGTATTGACGCCTCCATTGTAAATTCTAGTATTTTCGATCATACCGTAAAACCTACCTGTTGTATTCCCTGCAGCTAGGTTAGCTTGCTGTCCTACTTCGATTTTAGGATTAGAAGCCTGAAGTCCTATTTGCTTAGCTATAAACGTATAGCCTTTAGGATTAGATTTTAAAAATTTCTGAATCCTTTGAGCATCGTAGTCTGCCGCACGTGGTATAATAATACCGTTTCCTAGAGTTTGAAAACTTGTACCTCTACCCGGAAAGTCTAGAGACGCTTTATTTGCAAGATAGTAATCTGCTTGAGCTTTAGAAGCACGTTCTGGAAGTGGAAATCTTATATACGGTTCAGCTTCAGGTCCAGTTCCGTATCCTAAATTCTTTTGAGTAAAATTACCTGCTCCTCCGTAATAGTACGGAAAGCCTTGTAGATTACTCAGTAGTCTGACTAATTTTGATTCTGGCATGATTTAACTCTTATCTTGTTCTAGAATTAGGATTTAATACATTTCCGTAACTCATCACAGTGGCTTTAGATGTAGCATAAGCTAACTTGTCTGCTTCTATTACCAATCGTTTATCTTTAATGGCTGCAAGTAGTGCAGTTTGTTCTTTAATAGCTGCAAGTAGAGCATCTAGAGATTGTTTAGAATCTACAACTGTAGTTGCTTTACTCTCTTTGACAGCTGTAGCAGATTTTTCTGTCTTAGTAGCTGTAGCTTGCAGTTCCCTAACAGTTGATTCTGTTAAAGTCGGAGCAGGAGTTGTAGGTGGAGGTGTTTTTTCTAAAGCTGTTCTTACAGGAGTTATAGAAGCTGTAAATGTCTTACTAACTGCTTCTGATATTTTTTCAAAAGATGTTCTATCTGTTTCTTTTCCTAGGTCTTTAACTATAGAACTTTGAGCAATTAACTTCTCTATGAGTTGAGTACTGGATTGAGATTGTCTTAGTAGTTCTGCTTCCGTGTTTTTCGAATCGCTTATTAAAGTAGTTTGAGTTTTAGTATCTTTAACTAGCTCTGAGAAAGAATCCCTGGTGCTTTTACCTAGGTATACTTCTCCGGGGTCTACTTCTGCTACACCGCCTTTAGTCACTACACCGCCTGCTGCTAGTTTTGGCTTGGACGGAATAGTATTGGCTACAGCAGGAGTTGCGGCTGGAGCACCTGCAGACTTGTTACCTAACGCTAAATCTCCAAGTCCGGAAAAAGCATCATCGGGAACTAAGTCGATTAAGTTATCTGTTAACCACTTAATAGGCGAGTATCCAAAAGCTCCTAATATTCCATCTGCTATACTAATAGCTTGGCCTACACCTGGTATTAAGTTAGTAGCTAGGTTAGCTATTGGATAGGCAGCACCTTGTACTATTTTTTTACCTAAATTACCGGTATTAACAGATTCTCCTGCTGCTTGTCTTTCTTTAGCACTGTTTATTTCAGACATTACACTCATAACACTTCCGGCAACAGCCATTATTGGGCCTAATGCTTTTCCAAAACCTTTTGCAATTGGACTCTTAAATATATTTTTAACAACTCCAAATCCTTTTCCTAAAGTTTTTCCGATACCGCCAAATGTCTTTCCGAAAAATCCACCTACTCTTCCAAGTAATCCCACTTCTTTTCCTGCTGCTGAAGCAATTTGAGCTTCTTTTCCTATAGTAGAAGCAGCTTGAATTTCTTTGCCTACTGCTCCTGTAGGACTTGATTTAATTCGAGCTAGAGCTTCTTTAGAAGTCATTCCCGGATTTGCTCTTTTTAAAGCTTCCACTTGTGTAGCTGTAGATTTAACTACAGGACTTGCTACTGGTTTAGGAGCTAGAGCAGGAGTTGGTGTAGCAGGTGCTACTGTGGGTAGGGCAGGAGTTGGTGTTACAGGTGCTGCAGATACTCCAACTGTAGGAGTAGCTCCTGCACCGGGCTTAGGTATGAACTGTGCTAGATCGGATATTGTTCCGCTATTTTCTAATAAGGTAGAAGCACCTTGAGTTAATGCAGAAGGTTCCTCTCCGGCTTCTGCTTTCTTTTCCATATAAGAAGAGAGTGCTAGAGAAGCAATACCTTGTAATGCTCCACTTCTCATTCCGCTTTTAAAGAGATTTCCGGCACCACGTCCTAATTTTCCTAACCTGCTTCCAATCTTACCTGCTGTTCTTCCTTTGAACATCCTGCCAAAGAACCCTCGTCTCTTACCGGGAGCAGTTTGCGCTACTTCTCTTGTGAGGTCTGGAGTAACACTTGGTAGTTCCGGCGGTGCTGATTCTGTAGCGGTCCCTCTGATCTGTTTTAAAGCTTCCGCAGAAGTCATTCCGGGATTTTCTCTCTTAAGAGCTTCTACTTGACCTGCTAAAGATCTTGGAGCAGCAGCAGGTGCTTGAGCCTGTTGTTCAAACATCTCAGAAATAGTCTGAGCGGGTGTAGTTTCCGGACCGGGAAGAGTTCCACCTGGTAGTGATCTACTTGGTTCTTCTACATACTGTCCGGGCCGTACTTCGCGTGTCTCTCTCCTACCGGTATACCTTCTTCCGGCACCGGTAGTTCTCCGTAAAATATCTTCTCCGGATTCTCCTTCACCGGTATATTCCTCGCCCTCTTCTTGAGGGGCTTGTTTTTTCTTTTTAAAGAAACCTCCAATGCTCTTAAATGTATCTTTAACACCTCCTACAAGTCCTTTAGTCTTCTGGGCTATTTTATTTGTGATCTTAACATACCAAGGGCGGTCAGGGCTACCATCGTTTTGGTCTTTTCCGCCCATCACTGCAGTCTTAGCTTTTTTAATCAAAGTCCAAATTGCTCCTAAACCTACCGATGCTAGGCTTATGCCCATAATCACTTTACCTAACCCGGTGTTTGCAAAAGAAGCAAGACCTTTAGCCATGGAAGCTATCGTTTCTGCAACCTTACTCATTGGTCCTTCTAGTAAGCTACTAAACGCATCTTTAAGTTTTTCTACGGATTTACTCATTGATTCTTGAACGTCGAGATGCTGTTGTGCTAGATCAAGAGTATCTCCTGCAAGTAACTTTTTTTCAAGCTGGTCTGCTCTTTCGCCTTGACCTTCTCTTCTAAGCTTATCAATAGCTGCTCTTTCTTTCGCTCCGAGAACAGAAAGTTCTTTCTGCTTAGTCAACGTAGTAGCTAACTCATCAGCAGACATTCCCATTGCATTTGCAATAGCTTCCTGCTGAATTCTATTCATTGATTGAAATTCGGAAATACCTCCAACATTCTTTAACATCTCTTCTGCAGCTTCTGCAGTCTTTCCTTCTAGTGCTAATCCTCTAGCCCTACTTAAATCTAAAGTTCTACCAAGAAGTACTTCTGCTTCCATTTGAGATTGAATAGAACTCTCAAAATCTAATAGCTTACTGGTTGTATTTTTAGTTTGCTCCAAGCTCATACCCAGTTTGTTGGCCTGGACTACTGCTTTTGCAAGTGCTGCGGGATTATTTCCGTAAAAAGCTGCTAATTGGCCGCTAGTTTTAGCAACCTCGGATAAAACTTTCTTATTACTTAATAACCCTTTATTCTCCTTAGTTATTGCTTTAACTACTTCTTGCTGAGTTGTATTGTTCCTGAGAGCAAGACTTGTGAGTTTTGTACTCTCTTCTACGCTTAGTTTTAATCCGTCTGTTAAACGGACTTGACCGTCTATGAGTTCTTCATTAAAATCAACAGCTGTTCCGAATTCGTTGTTTAATTCAGCTTGAGCTTGTACAATACTAGCACGAGTTAAAAATTCACTTTTTGTATTCTCTAGAAGCTTACTAGTCTGACTATACATCCCTTTGGCTGCTTCTAGAGACATTCCGTAGTTTCTAGCAATTTTTGTAGACTCTACGTTAAATTTAACTCCGTTCTCGTATAATCCTTTTAAGATGCCTAGTAGAGCTGTTGCGTTAACAACCGGGTCGGTAAATAATTTAACTGCTTCTTTACTTAGACTTTTAACTGCTGAACCAAGTACTCTAAATCCTACAAATGATTTTTCTAAATCAATAGCATTCTTAGCTGTTTTCCGCATTTCTGCGTTGAAAGATTGCAGGTCTAAAACATCTCCGAGTACCGGTATTTTTTGAAATCCTTTAGCTAAATTTCCTGTAAGACCTACAGCGAAGTCAATTCGTTTATTGAACTCAAGTTGCTTTTTTAAAGCTTTTTCTTGCTGTTCTATTATTGCAGTATAGCCTGCTAGTTCGGCCTGTAGCGCAGCACTGTTACCAACTACGTCATCTTTATAAAGAGACTGTATATCTAATTGTTCTAACTTAAGTTTTTTAAGTTCTTTCTCTATATCCTTAGAGTCTAATAGTCCTTCGTTGTACTCTTCTACAAATCCTGTTGATTTTCTAAGGGAGGTATTTACTCTTGCAGCTAAGGAGTTAAATGCAGAAGCAGTACCTTTAACAGCATCTTCAATTCCTGCTATATCAGCTTGGAGACCGGCGAATGTATTCTTAAGATTACTTGCTGCTGCTCGAGCATTAGATTTTAATAGGCTAAACTTATCTCCTAGGTTTTCTAAATCCTCGTTGAGGTCTGCTAACTCTGCTGAGAGTTCAGCACTTTGGCGGACAAGGTTTCTAAACGCATCAATTTGATCGTCAGTTTCAATTTTCAAATTCTGCAATAACGGGTTAGTCCGTTTTAATTCCTTTTCTGCAGCGGATAATGGTTTAGCCATACTTCTTTACAATATAATATAAATAGGAAAGTACCTACTTTTTAGGGGTAGGTACTGTATAAGTAGGCTGTTTGGGGGCTATATTAGGTCGGTAGATATCCGCCTTATTATTTGTAGCATCGTTAAGATCTTCTTCTTGGTTTTGTTTCTTATACCATTCTTCCATCTCTTTGAATGTATATTTTCTTAACCAAACTGGCATATCGTAGACATCCTGCCAACTATAACCTCCTTGACCGTGAAATACTATCTCATGTATTTCCTTAAATATGTTTAATCTGTATTTAGGATTTAGGCCAAAAAAAGTCAGTAGTAATTGGAATTTCTACACCCTCCTCTGTGTGAGTATCAGATTCGTAATTAAAAGTTAATTTAATCTCAGGCTGGATTTCTCCTACGTACTTTCTTAGAGCTCTTGCATCAGGTGCAAGCATTACATCTACAAAAGCTCGAACTGCTTTTGGATCTCGATCTCCGTTAATAGAAGTAATAATTTTCTTAAGCCGTAACGTTACTTCATAAGAACCATTAGGATTAACTTTTTTCATACCTTGAATCTCTTTCTCAATCTCACGTTCGTCCTTATGTGTAATTAATTTGAAAGTAATCACATTACCGGTTGTAGGTAGAGTATATTCAAATTCATTAACTCCCGGAGTCTTAATTAAAGTCTTATCTAATTTCCTTTCTTCAAGCTGGGTTAGATCTACGGTTACTTTTTCACTCTCTCCTATTACTGGGTTGTAAAAATTAAAAGTGTAGTCTTTTCCGTATCCTAGAATCCTTGCTGCTACGAGTAATGCATTCTTATCTACTAATAGTAAATCATCTAGATTCACTTTAGTAACTAATAGGGATTGAAGTAGTTTATCGAGGACTGTATTGTTTCTAATGAAGTTTGCATTAGTAAGAATATCTTCTTCTTTTGCTGTCATATACTTCATTTCTACTTTTCCGCTTGCTAGAGGACTGTCTGCGGGATAGAGAAGACCTTCGGACGGTAACTCAATTGTTTCTGTCGGTAACTTGAATTGTTGTTCCATACTTTATTTTTAGTAACGATTTATTATAAATAGCTATAAATAAATAAATAAACAAAAAAAACCTGCCAAAAAGGCAGGTTCTTATAAAAGTAGAAGTTAAATTCGCAAAAGTATGCTAAAAATTTAACTCACAATAATCCATTGCAATAGTCATTTCGATTGTAATGTACTGATCGTTAGACCAATCATATTCACCGAAGTTTGCAGATTTTACATATGCACCTCTCACTACCCACTCACCTACAATATCACCTACAGGACCGAGAATGTTTAAGGTTACGTTCTTCTTGTAGAAGTCGGAATAACCATCCCTACCTGTGATTGATTCGTGAGATAAACGGATCCACTCCATTACGGCTTGAGCACCAGAAGGAGCAATTGGATCATAAAGTGATAGGCTCATATCTTGCCATTCGGCCTTGCCTTTAAGCTTACGATATACGTTGATATGGTCAAGCTTTACATCGGTGAACTGTACCTGAGGTGAAGATGCTTTTTTAATCATGTAAGTCGGAATACCGTCTATGTACATGATAAAGCGGTTCTGTACCTTGGGTTCGAACGCCGTATACATTAATTCATTTGGATCTATTAGTGGCATGTTATTTCTTTTTTATAAATATCCGTTAGTTAATTTTTTACCTACAACTTATTTTCCAAATGTTGCACCTGTTGGAAGAATGTTGAAATCAAGCATGATGAATTCCACAGTCTTCGTAGGCTGTAAGTAGATAGCACCGATTAATTGGTTCCTATCGATTACGTCTGGAGTATTGTTTGTTTCGTCCATTACCACCCTATAAGAATATAAACCTTGTTTTTGCTGTACGCTATCAAGATATGGAGTGATTTGATTTACAAACTTCGCTCTTGTGCTAGCTGTATTTTGTTCGAACAAGAAGTTCTCAGCAATCTTCCTAATTTCTCTCTTAAGTTTGATAAGAAGTCTTCTTACATTTACCCTATCGAGAGCAGAAGGTTTAAGTTGTAAAGTCTTTTGTCCGTAGATTACAGTACCAACTCCAGGGAATATAGCAATTGGATTAATCC